ACAATACTCTAACATAGCAGGAGTATATTCATCAAAGTTTTCTGGCTGTTCTTGTTTAGCACAGTTAACTCTATATCCCCATGTCTTCAAGCTATGTCCGTTCTCTCTAACAGGATTAAATAATCTAGACATTACTAAAGTATCTTCTCTGTTCTTAGTTAGTTTAGCTCCATGTAGTTTTTCAAGTACTGGTATATCATAACCTATAATGTTATGTCCTATCAAAACATCAGCAGTTTCTAAAAACTTTACGCCTTCTTCAATCTGTGTGTTGTCGAACTTATGAGTAGGACCATCAAGTTCTTTAGCTACGATACACCATACTATCGTGGGGGTTAAGCCATCGGCTTCTATATCAAATATTATTTTAGAATGGGCATGATTCATTATCAAATGTTTCCTCCTCAGATACTTCAAATAATCTACCAGTATCTGCATTGTATCGGAGACCACAAGCCAATCCTGTGTCTCCTGTGTATCTAGATTTTAATACACGAACCTTTGTAAGGTTAGCTTCTTCAGGGTTAGTTGCCTGTTGATTTCTCTCTAGTGCAATAACACAATCTGATAGTTGAGCTATACCTTGTGAACCTTTAAGGTGAGACAATGATACTTCAATACCTTGCTCATGTCCTCGGTCACCTGCTGCTCTTCGTAAGTGAGATACTAATATCATACCCACACCTGTTTCTTCTACTAGACTACGCAATTTATTCATAAGCATATCAATACCTCTGCGTTCATCACCTTCATGTAAAACATTAACAAGCATATGTAAATGGTCTACAATAACCCACTTACATTGACAGCCTACAATAATGTATCTAAGCTTAGCAAAGATATCATCAATGTCGGTAGCACCTAAGTGTGAGTGTATAAAGACACGACCCTCTGGTATAGCTTGGTCAAACAACGAATGTAATTCTTCGTCTGTATATTTGTTACGCTTTTCTGTTAAGTATATTCTGTCGTTAGCTTCAATAGATAATATACCATCAGCAGTTCGTAACCAGTTTTCTTCAAGAGCTACAATACCTACATTGTCTTCTGTGTTTTTAATAAGCCAATGCTCTAGCTCTCTAGTCACACTAGACTTACCAAGACCTGTACCACCTGTAAGTGTGACCAGTTCTCCTTTACGCATACCATATAGTTTCTTGTTTAGTCCTTCCCAAGGGTAGTCTACACTTTCTTTAACTTCTCTGTGTAGCCATTCACCTTTCTGACCAGACAACTCCATGATACCTGAAGGTGTATATGTCTTAGCTTCCCACCAAGCAGAGGTAAACTCTTGAAACTTTTTCTGCTTAAGCATTTCGTTAGCATCTTTAAACCCATTAGGAAAAGAAAGTATCTTAGCCTTTCCGGGTTTTAGTATACGAGCTACAGACTTGGCTGCTTCTTTACCTGCTTTGTCATTATCAAATGCAATGATTACATTTTCAAAAGATTCTACAAACTCAATGCTTTCTCTGATATCTTTAACAGCAGATGAAGCTCCTCGTTTGACAGATACTACAGCCCACTTGCCTTGAAACAATTCATTGACTGCCATTGCATCACATTCACCTTCGGTTATAGTAAGATACTTGCCACCTGTATTACGATACAGTTGCTCACCAAATAATCCTGTGCCTTCAAATGTTCCGTTGCATGAAAAGTTTTTGTTATCTACATACCTTGTCTTAGTTCCAACAATCTCTGTACCATTAAAGTATGGGTAGATATGTTGAACAACTTTGTTGTTTCTATCTTTAACAATCTTAACACCAAACTTAGTTGCTGTCTTTTCAGAGATACCTCTGTCGGTTAGTTCACCATATGCACCTGTATAGGTTGTTAAGAATGTACTTTCTTGTTTGGGTCTGTGTGTCATTTCTATTACCTTGCCTGTTGATTCTTTATCGTAGTCTGTAAAGAATGTATCACAACTAAAACATTTAGCTGAGCCATCTTGATTCAACGATACAGCATCGGAACTCCCACACTTAGGGCAGGGTAATTTGTGTTTAATAAATTTACTTTGTTCTTGTTGCATTCTATCTCCATTGTTAGAAAAAAAATGAGGCGTTGTATTTGGATTGTTCCTTTAAGCTCCATCCAAGTAGTAGAGCACCTCATTAAGATTATGATTTAGCTAGACTCTTCAGTAGTATCTTCCTCTGCTACTACTTCAGCTTCTTCTACATCATCAGGGGTTTCGCTTTCTATCATAGCTTCCGGAGTTTCTTTTAACAGATTCTCTAGGTTGCTTCGGTGAGTAGAACTTGCGAACTGTAAAGCTTCTATAATAGTTTCTAAGCTTCCAACTTTAGAAATAGTTACAGTAGCTCCACGCTTTTTATCCTCATCTGCAATTTGATTTACATCATATTGGACTTCACCTTCGTCATTTTTAATATTAATAATCATATTAAAATTCCTCTCCATCATCAAAGAATTCAGACCCATCTTCGGATTTGTATTCAATTAAATCTACAACTTGTACAGCTTGTAAGTCTAGCCCTGTGTAAGGACCGAACTTGCCTTCGCCTGAATACTCGTTGTATTGGACTCTAATCTTAGAGCCATTACCAACAGCTAGATTAACTTCCTGTTTATTTTGGTCAAGCAATCTCGGTGCAGACCTAACCATTCCGTTAGGACCATTTACCTTACGCTTAATTATTAAAGCAGGACCTTCATCCATTTGTTTTACTTTGTGTCCACGAGATGCAAAGTCATTTGCAACCTCATCATCAACAACTAAGTTGACTGTGTACACAGGTTCAAAAGTCGTATTAGGTGTCTTGATTGATGCCCAATACGCAGTTCCTTCTAGAATTGCCATATAAATACCTCCTTTGGTTTAGTTATGGTTAAGAAGTCGTTAAAAATTAGTGAGAGTTCTGAGCAACTACTCTCGGAGCTATGGGTAAACCCAGACCGAAACGCTTTATTGGAGATAGAGGGCTGATGTTTCATGTGGTCACTCGTTGTCATGGCAGGAATTATATCAGCTTTCCTTGCTCATGTCAAGCATTATATCTTCTAAGCTTACAAAAGATTCATCAAGTAATCTGACATAAAAGTCTTCATCTTTACCCCATCTACATTCGTAAGCTGTTTTGTTTTCATATAGCTCTTGACTATTTTGTTCAATCCAGTCTGTAAATTGTCTGTATTGTTCTTTGTTTAGTTTTATAAAATTACTCTCCATTAAAATAGTTCTCCAATATTATAAGTTTATCATCATAGTCAGCCATAATAGCTAACTCTCCTTCAATAGTTTCTACTAGATTAGGATGTTCAGACACACCTATTGCTCTTTCTAATAAAACCTCTACATTTATTCTGTGCTTTTCAATATTACCTTTTAAATATTGTTGCATAGATTCTAATATATCTTCTCTATCCAATTATATTTCTCCTATAAACAGTTTCAATAGCCCACTAAATAGTATCACTACTGCTACTGCATTTAAAATAATTAATGCTCTATCTTTCCATAGAACACCTACCCACAACCAGCCTAAACAACCTACAAAAGACAAAGCTAAATCCATTTCTGGAAATACTTGTGCACCCCTAAATGACATAGCTACTAACATAATAGCTGATGCTGTCCACTTTACATACCAAGACAGGTCATATTTAGGGGTAGCAGATTTAAATATCCGATTAGAATTTTCTAATTCCTGCTTAGAATATATTACTTTATCCTCTGATGCCATCTGGAATATCTATTGTATCTATTAAAGTACACTCTTGAAAAGTATAATCAAATACTTCTACATTAAAAAAATAATATAAAACAATTATTGTTATATAAACAAAATCTCTTTTTTTAAATTTATACATATATCTCCTTAGTTATTTCTAATAAAATTATCTATTAGAGTTTGCCCTTCTACAGCTTGACCAAAGTAAACCTCTTCATTTGTTGCATGAATAGTTCTTTTAATTAAGCCACTATTATATTGAATGTCTGTCACCCACCCATCTTTTTTTCTATCATCATACCACATACTACTAAGATAGTCTTGATTAAATACATGTAAACTTCTAATACCTTTAGCCCATGCTTCAGCTTCTAGCAATATTTTTTGGTTTTCTACTATAGAATTAAACTCAGTCATTAGTGTTTGATTTCAGTTAGACTATGTAAGCTATCGGCTAAAGCATTAGGGTCTATTTCTTTTCGCATTGCCCTCAATCTTACAAGGTCTATATTTTCTACATCCCATGTCTGATTATCATTTGTTCTGGTCACTAAGAAAACATCCTCAACTGATTCAAGAGTTATCATGCTATCAATGATAGAGTAAATAGAATTACCAAAACTCTTGAGTGTTTCTTTGTGTCCATCAATTAAAACATCAACTACATATTCATCCATTCTTTACTGTCCTGTTTGTTTTGTTTCGCAACCTCAACTATCTCTGCAAAAGATGTGATGTGTGGAAACTGTTTAAGTTTTTTAATTATCCATTTGTCTGACATATAAGACAGATACAACTGACCTTTACCAAAGGCATGAGTTTCTTCAGGCAATAAGCCCTCAACATTTTCTACTGTGATTGTATCTGCTTGGTCTTCAGGCAATAGTGTACGAAGCCACTCAACCTGTATAGGTTTGACTAGCTTTCTAAGTTTCTTCATTTTCTTTGAGTTCATTCTAGCTCCATGCTTTGAATTCCATGTAAGGTGTTTCTCTATGTCCTTCAGGTAAGAAGTCTACTAAGTGTTCTAAGTCTTCCATTGGGAATTTTGTACCCATAGTATCTCCATCTTCATTGTGTGATAACAACAAAGCTCTACCTGCATAGTTTCTACCAGCAATTCTAAAGTATCTGTTATCTTTTAACAGTCCTTCATCATCTATAAACATATCAT